TGTGGATCGGGCTGTTTGCCATGTTCTCAATTTGCTCAGCTGTTGCTACCTTGGATGAACGATTTTGTTATCGTTTGAACAATGGGTCTTGTGTGTATGATCGGTATCATCCCACTCGCATGAGTGAGATGGCCTTTCGTTATAAACAAAGCATTGCAAAGGCTAGTGCAATTGATTTCGTTAACTCCTTATCTACATTGCTTCTTGTGTTGGTAGTTACTGTCGGTGCGTTCAACGCTTGCCTTCAGACAAGACGGCTAGGTGAAATGGTAGTCTTGTTAAGGCGTGCTGGTGCTGTGGCTTCAACTTTATTGTTGATGCTGCTGAGCATGATGCCTATGGCGTGGGGAGAATTGGTGGTAACTGAAGATGATGTTGAGGTTGTGCCTAAGAGTGGGTTGGATTTCTTTACGAAATTCACTTCTTGGTGGCACGATTTTCATCAGTCTACGTGGTCAACGCTGTGGCATACAATGCCTGCGATAATAACGTTCATGTTAGTCGGTTTCGCGTTGGTTGCCATGTATCCTGCCATTAAATGGGGAATTATACCGTTGGCTGGTTTGTTCATCAGATTTGTTGAATGGATGTGGGGTGCTTGTGGATGCGGATTTTGTTTTGCAGCAACTTGTGCGGGAGCTCCATTTGTATGGATTAGAAGAACATGTCGACGTGTGTGGTTGAATCAATGGGTTGGTCGGAAAATCAAGGCTTTACCAAAGATGGAACCGCTAGGCGAGGTCATTATGGCTCGTAGTAATTTTAGATCGGATGAAAGAGGAATGTATCTTCAAAATGGTCAAACTAGAATATATTTGGATACTACCGAAAGTGTGGTGCCTAGTGCTCCTCCGTTTATGAGAGATGCAAATGGGGGAGTTAAGGAAACTACTCTCGAGAATTCCAAATATTATAAAGCTTCTGAAATTCCTAAGTTTCAGGGCTGGATTTTGGCTGGTGGAGTGATCGTAGGATCTTTCGCTCGTGTGGATTACCATGGAAAAGATTGTTTGCTTACGGCTTATCATGTGCTAGAATATAACAAAATGGCTGATTTGATGCTTAATCGGGGTGGGACCAGTGTCCGCCTCAATGAGGTGCCGAGTTCTGTCATTGCATATTCAAAGCCAGATGACCTAGACTTTATCTTGTTGGAAGTACCTCCGCGGGTGTTTTCGACTCTACAAATTAAAGTTGGTAAGATCGCTAATCAATGTAGTGTTGGCTCAGCTATTAGTGTTTTTCAGCAGAAGAATGTTAATGGCGTGCTTACACCTTGCTTTACGGTTGGTTGTGTTGCAAAAGACGTTCGTGGGTGGCATTTTAAGCATGGGGCTTCGACAGAGGCTGGTGCTAGTGGTGCTCCCATCGTTAATACAAGACAACAGATCGTTGGAGTGCATATTGAGGGAGGTCTCGGCTATAATTATGGAGTTATACCACCTGTGCTGCGAATACGCAAGGAAAGTCCTCAGAATGATGATTTAACATCGGATGATGATTGGTTTGAGATGGCTGACGACAGAGATGCTGGTTATCATGAAGATCGGGAGAGAGATCTTGATTCGGAACGTGCCATTGTTCGAGTCTTAGACGAAGACAGAGCTAATTTCAAAATGAGATCTTGGGCTGATATAATGGATGACAACGATGAAAATGAAGATGATGAGAGCTCTTTGGACTACAATTCCTATGGGGTATCCCGTTTTAGAGGAAATCGAAAGGAAACTTTCATTCTTAAGAAAAAGGAGAGCCCGTGGACATGTGTGGTGTGTGGAGTAACTCAGGAACATCATGGCTTGTCGTGTGCTCACTGTGGAAACCCTCTGATACCAGCTGCTGTGGCAATGGAAAGAGCGCAAGTTGGAATTACGACTGTGAAAGAAGTTGCGGAAGAATCTGTCTTACCTGGAACAGCTATGGACAAGATAGCTAAATGCTTAGAAGATCTAAATAAGATTAATGAACGCTTTGATAGGATTGATAAGATGTTTAACGAACAAGTTAGAACTTCTCACAAGAGTGTTGACTCTTTGGTTAAAGAATTGCGAGAAGTGAGACAGGAGATTAAAATCGACCGGGACTTGTTTAATAAACTGGCTAACAATAATGTGAATCTTAACCCGAATCACAAAATCGAGGCGATAAATTACCTTATGAAAGAGGAAAAAGCTCAGCGTGTTCTACCGACCAAATTAGGACCTGTTACAACTGTGTCAACAGTTCTTAAAGATGCGCCGGCAGTGAAAGTCAAAGCTATAACTGAAAAAGGTTCGAAAAGCAAGATCTCTACAATTAAAGTTCCTGTGACCGTTGTTGATAGTGATAAAAACGCAACGAAAGAGACCAAGGTTGAAGCAGAGAAGTCTGTGGACAAAGTCGAAAGTAGCGTCGAAACTAAAAACAAACAGAAAAACCATGACCGTCGTGTTAAGCGGAAAGAACAATTTAAAAATCTGAAAGCAGACGCGGAGGCTAAGGTTGGTCACAAGTTTACAAATCGTGAACTTATGGACGCTCTGAAGGCTGTCAGAGCCAAGGAAACTATTGATTCAGATCATTTAAACTAGAAGGCCCCTCCAAGTATCCTTGGGGGGGCTATCTACACTGGAGGGATCCTGCCGCTTTCGGAGTCAAATCTATGGCGGTAGGGAATAGTTCCTGTGTGTTTCAGCCTGGTGCGAGTTTGGAAGAGAGTGAAATGTGGATTAGAGCAAAAGAAATCTACCCGGCTTGCAGAGAATATGCTTGGCCTGATCGAAGTGCCAAAGCCGAGAAAATCAGTTTCAAATTGCAGAGTGACAAACATGTCAGTCCGCAAGATAGGTATCAACCCACTCGTAAAGAGTTGGATGAAGCCGATGATATTCTTGGTCAGTACGTGCAACATGATGTGCCATATTGTTTCTTTGATGGGTCGGAGGAGGAAGTACGTCGTTACATCCGTGAAATGATGAGTTTTGTCAAAAGAGATTCTACCCCAGGTGTGCCATACGCGTTGATGTGTTCTTCTAACGGAGAGCTATTCGACAAGTATGGATCCATTGTGGAACAAGCCGTTTACGATCGGTATGTAAAATTGATGTCCATCGAGTATGAAACCTTGCGTTCTATGAATCCCATGCAAATGGTGACAATGGAATTGCAAGATCCTGTTAGAATATTCGTGAAATCAGAGCCGCATAAAATTAAGAAACTGCTCGAAGGGAAAGTTAGACTGATTCATTGTGTGTCGATTGTGGATAAGTTGCTAGAAATGGTGATGGTTCGACATTTGACTAAGAAAGAAATAGCTAACTGGTATCGTATTCCTTCAAAACCTGGCATAGGCTTTACTGAAAGCGACTGTGCCTTAGTTTATCAAGATGTTATCGATGCCTTACCTATGAGCGCTTCTGATGTTGTGGCTTGGGATTGGAACGTTGACGAATGGCAAATACTTGATGATGCAGAAATGATCATTAAATTGCAAACTGTGAGAAATCCATCGTGGGAACACTTGGTTAGATGCACTGCTTTTATGGAGTGTAGGAGAGTTTTCCAGTTTTCGGACGGCGAATTGGTAGTGAATAACTACCCGGGAGTCGTTAACTCTGGAAAATTTAAAACCAGCTCTGGTAATTCTAGGATGCGTGTTAAACTTGCTAGGATGGTAGGGTCTACTAAAACAGTTGCTGCTGGAGATGATGCGGTAGAACAAACTGTTGAAAACGCAGTTGAGAAATATGCTAAGTACGGCTTTGAAATAAAAGCCTATGACGAAGTAGTGGATCAATTTGAGTTTTGTAGTAGACTATACATGAACGGAAAGTCATGGCCTCTTAATGATGCCAAAATGATAATGAATTTGTTGCACACGAAGCCATCTAATATGTTTGAATTTCAAATGTATATGATTGGTTTCACGGACAGCTTACAATTTCACCCTGATTTTGAGCGAATTATGAGTGTCGTACACGAAGTGGGTTATTTTGAGCTGGGGGGGGCTCAAGAAGTAGTTGAGTGATGATGGCAGTCAAGGAAAATCAAAAACGAAAAACCAACACAAACAGTCAAGGACAAGCGTCCGCCAAAGCACAACGTAACAAAGCGCGACGATTAAAGAGAAAAAGTAAGCTAAGCGAAGTGTCGACTTCTGGAAATGGCAATGCTATGTATCCACTGCCGAAAGGCGTGGACACTGGCAAGAAATTTTTCCAGCCGCCAAAACTAGGTATCAAAGGTTTAACCAAACCTGGTATGGATTTTCTGAAGTGTGCTTTTGCACCTCCAGATTTTTCTGTTACCAATGTGGCTGGCGTGCCAGACGACTATCGAGGGCCTAGCTTGGTGAAGAAGCATCGAAGTATCAACTCCTTAAACAACTCTGTTGCCAGCACAGACACCTACATTTTATTGTTGCCTGTGCCGGGTGCTGCATACTTCGTTGCCACCACCACAGCTGGTGTCCTACCAACATCTAGCGTTGTCTTTAATGCGGTTTCCTACTCGGATTCTTCTAGCATTTTTGGTAATGCAAATAGTACGGATAATGTAGTTGACAAATTTCGGTTCGTGTCAAATCACATCGAGTTGATACCGACGGTCAATCAGATGAGTTGGACGGGTAACATTCAAGCTTGGAAGTTGCCTGTGCAATTCGCTTTTCGTCCGTCTGGGACAGCGACAGGTGCTCAGGACATTACCACGATTTCGGGGCTGAACGGTATTACGGTGACTAATTCCAATCAATGGACTGGACCAGTCAATCTTGGTCTCTATTCCGCTTGTTACAACACGGATGGGGATTTTGACTTCTCAAACATTACATCTGGCTTCCCTGGGGCAACAGTACCACTTACGGTGGGAACTTCAGACTGGGGGCAGCTCAATTGTAGTGCTATGGGGTCGTTTACAGGGTTTGACAACCGGTTCGATAGTTTGGTCGTCAAAATATCGGGTCAGGGGACGAACGTGTTGAACTCGTTTATTGTTAAAACATGGGCCTGCGTGGAGTATCAAGTAGTTGCTGGATCATACTTGTATGAGTACCAGACATTATCACCATGTGATCCATATGCCTTGGATTATTATAGAGTGGTGATTCAGCAATTGCCAGTAGGCGTGTCGTATTTGGACAACGAGAGTTTTTGGGCTCGGGTTCTTAAAATCTTGAAAACTGTGACTGGAGCTGGCATGTACTTGCCCGGTCCCTATGGGATCATGTCGAGTGGAGCCAACGTTATGCTTAGTGGATTGGAGGCTTTGACTGTTTGACGAGAAGGAAAACTCGTGGTTCCATCAAACCCAGAAGGAAAACTGTAGAAACCCCCCACTTCTTG